AATGTATCTATGATTATAATAATTATAATTAAATATAAGATTTCAGAGGTAACATGAAAGTGATAATAATAACTACGTTCATGGAACATCTCTTCGAGGGAACATGAAGTAACATTATATAACCTTCTGGAGCTTTCTTCTATACGTGTGTCAGTAAGGAGATTGTATATTTGTGTGTCAGTAAGGCTTTCAGAATTTGAGTTAGCCTTCCCTAACTGCATAGTATTTGTTTAGTATATTGCAATTTTTGAAGGAATTGTCCTTCCTTTTGTTAGTTATAAACTTATCCTGTATACATGATTCATCCTTATACAAAACTCCATAATCCGGGTCTAACCATTTTTCTAATTGCTCTTCCAACAATTCATCAAACCCTTGCTGCTCTGACATACTGAGCATATCAAGGAAATATGCAACAGCACCTTCAACAGCATCCAGTCTATCATCATGCGCCAGTGCGCCACGCTCACGAGAAAGGCGTGTCATCTGGTAGAACAGACTGTACTGAGGGTCTTTTTCATACACCTTGTAGTCATTCTCAATCACCTGCTGGTTCACAATTAGCTTGTGTCGCATCATCACAGGTTCAAGGGTATCTATAATACGTGCTTCCTTTTGAATAGTGGCAGCTTTGCCATCTTCAATAGCACAACCAGGATATATCGTGCTTACAAAGGGTTTAAGCAACTGCGCAAACATACCACCACCAAAGTTAGGTTCAACAACAATCTTGTTAACACCAAAGGCTTTCGCACGTGTCGCAATGGTGCGCAGCACTGTTTCCGCATAACCTTCCCTAAAACCATCCACGTCCAGCAGGAACAAATAACCATTAAGAAAAGCTACAATAGCATATGCGGTTTCGTCCTTACCACGTCCAGAGGGGTCAATGAACATAATGACAGTCTGATACTTAGCGGTTTCCTCAGAGCGTCCAAGAGGTGCATAGAAGTAGTCACCTTTAAGAGCCACACAAGGTAAATCACCATGTCGCTGTCCGTTACCATTTGCCCAAGACCACGTAAGAGAGCTTTCCTTAATGTCCAGGTTGGTAACAATCAAGTCAGCCACCTTCAACGGATATTTCTCAGCGTCGCTAAGGTTTGTGTTAAGCAAGAATTGCAGAGCAAAGCCAGCTTTACCATATGAGAGCCTACGCTTATCAATTTCTTCCTCATTGAAGCGTTGTGGGTCAGTAGGATAACCAGCGTATGCTGTGGGGTTTGTGTCATACCTATCAGCGATAACCTTAGCTAGTCTGTCACCATAGAAGTTACGGATAGCATCATCTTCCGGGTATTGCACAGGGTAAATTATACATTCATAACCACGATTTTGTAATTCGTTATACAAGGACATTTCATTCTGAGGTGTACCCAGGTAGATGATAAGTCCTTTAGGTTTGATGATAGAATCAAATTCACGTACCGCTTCACTCAGCTTATCACGTTGAACTTGTGTACCACTATTGGTAGGAATCTCAACGTCATCTGCAATCAGCACATCGGCACGAGAACCAGTAATCTGACCATAGATACCTACGGATTTTACAGACGGAGAAATATCTGGTGAAGCAGGTGCTACGTCAAAGATATTCTGTGTATCTCGCTGTTCCTTTTTAGGTTTCAAATGAGCCAGGAAAGACAGTGTAAAAATAATTCTTTTAATGAAGATAGCGTTTGCATCTGCTCTGTCTTTACCAGCGGACACAATTAATACTTTCTTCTGAGGGTCATTCCAAAGAACCCATACCGCAAAAGCACAAGTGATGAAGGACTTTGCAACACCACGGAAACCCTCCAAAATGAAGCGGTCATTCGGGGGGTGCTGCAAGGTATTCGCTATATCAATCTGGATAGGTGTGGGATTAGGCAAGCCAATCTCTTTCCATACCATGAACAGGAATACTCTGAAATCGTCCTTCGCACGTTGTACTTGTTCATCTGCCCAGTGTATCACTGTAAGACAACACTGTCACTTTCTTCCGTAAAGTCTGGAATATCAATGGTAGTAGCTTTCTGAATCTGTTTGACACCTGGGGTTTCCGGGGTGGTAACCAGTTTGTTGTCTTTCAGAAAACTCCTGGCACGAGCAAGAATAGAAGGGTCAGTTCTAAGTGTTGGGTCTTGCAAGGCAGTCAGCAGAGCCTGGACTTCAAGCTCTGCAATCTTATCAATAAGTTCTTCCTTAACCTTTACCATCTTGCTGGATACCTCCTTACGTCAATGTGTACTCCCCAATCGTAAACACCAATACCATCAGCACCAGCAGTTTCCGCTGCATCCACAAGACGCTGCAAAGATACACCACTAGGCTTCTGAACATCAGCAGCTTTACCATATACGTGCTGAGAGTTCCACACGCCACCTACTTCTGCATTATGGGTAGGGCAGCGGTAACCACAAGAGAGTTCTAAGGGTACACCTAAGATAGTTCTCATGCGCTCCAAGACTTGCACAAGGCGTGGGTCAACTCCTGCACCATTATTCATTCCACCACAGCCACACTTACAGGCGAACTCGGTGGAATCAAAGTGTTCCGATAATTTCATGTGTTAAACATCACTCTCCTTTGTCGATTTGTAGGTTCTATAAATAGTACAGAAAATCTGCACTAAGATATAAATAATGGTCATCACGTAGACCATATCAGACAGAGGAACACCCAGCACTGTTAGGGTTGATACTCCTATCGGTGGGGTGTTCCGTAAGATTTCATCATGTATTTCAGTGTTGTTATTCATTTAAGTTCACCGATTCAACTTCTTCAACAGTAGTAGCTTTCAGAACCTTTTCCTTGGCAGCACGATAAGCAGTATGTAACTTATCGCTTCTCATCGCTACACTAGCGATAACCATACGCAGGTCATCAGCGGTTACTGCTACGTCCTTGTTGTCAGCGGTAGTCCAACCGATTGTTGCCGTGGTTTCTTGCAGACTTAAAGCAATGATAGCTGCATTGATTCTATCACGTGCTTTATCATCGTAATCATAAAGATTACCCTTGTATTCAATAGGTTCAACCTCTGCTTTATCACGTTGCATCTTTAAAATTTCGATTCTGCGATTTTTAAAATACTCAATCGGTTCTTCCTCGTGTGTCACTTCGACACCCAACTTGCAAAGGGTTTCTTCGGAGATAGAGAGAGGAATAAAGATACCTTCCTGCCCTAAGGCTTCGGATAAAGAATAGATATGAGTATATGTTTTGTCTTTGTACTTATATTTTGTTTGCATTTTGTTCCTCCTTTGCTTAATAGTCTTCAACTGTGGGTGTCATCGCATTTATTGCTTTACCCCATGAAAAAGTCACACCAGATGTAGCCCAACAGTTAAAATATAATGTATAGGTTTTGTTCGGTGTTACGCCTACAATAGAATCAATATCTTGATGGTATATGTTTACTCCTTCCTCATCAGATTCTGAGTTACCTTCGCCCCATGTTTTATTAGTCATTTTATTTTTTATAGAAGCATCCACATACCCCTGCGGCTCATCTTCAACATAGTCAACTTTTGCAAGCACTTTGATTCTTCTAACCCCCGGTGGGACAGTAAAAGAAATTGTTTTATTATGTGCTTCACTATAACTCCAATTCTTGCTACCATCTTCAACCTTTACTCCACCTTTTCCCATCATCATACGATTAAGTCCCATTTAATCACCTCACGATAACTTAGATGCTTGCACAATGCTAGTAACATTACCACTGGCATCTTTCAGCATCATAATGTTAAGCAACAGCCCTGCACTTGTAATAGCTACATCAGACGCAGAACCTATGTATTTAAGCGTTCCTGCATCAGTAATAGACAGTGGGTAGTCAGCAGAGGACTCAATATACGCAGTAAACACAGTAGAATTTCTAACTTCTAAACTAGCCACAATTTTTAAAAGGCTAAGGGTAAATGCCCCTGTTGCTATATAGTGCATTACGGGCATTTGAGGCGTATTACTTGAACCGCTCACCACAGGAGAAAGGTATCTTTCAGCTCCCAATAGCACTTGCTTAAAGCTTTGTTGTGCACTCCATGTGTTAGCAGTATTCTTTTTAGCATAATCATCAAGTGACTGATGCTGTGTCAGATAGCCAGCATCGTTCTCCAAAGTGGATACTTTGGTAGGAATTTTACTGCCGAATACACCTAATTTAGTCATAACGCCATTATAAAGAGTATCCATGTTCATTTTTACAACTTTATTCTGCACAGGGTTTGTGCTTGTATCACTTAATTCAGTATCAACAACGATACCGCCATCAGCACCATCTTTACCTCTAGGCAGTATAAAGTCCAACACAACATTACTAGCAGTACCACTATTGGTAACACTTGCATTACTACCTGCTGCCCCTGTTTTCACAGTGCCAATCTTGATAGATGCAGCAGTACCTGTTGCACCTCTTGCACCTTTGATATTCACACTTGCAGGATTAGCCAGTCCAGCTTTATTCGTCCAACTTAAGACACCAGCAGAGGACACACTAGGTAAGAACACATTGACGTTTTCACTGTAATTCTTAGCATTGTCCATGTAGGTCTTTGCATTGTCCTTGTAGGTCTTTGCTTCACCTGCGCTGTTTCTTGCATCAGACGCAAAGTTACTAGCAGTAGTAGCAGCAGATTGAGCTGCTTCTTTACTAGCACCTGCATTATCAGCAGAGGTCTTAGCGTTGGCAGCATAAAGGGACGCATTGCTCTTAGCAGTTTCCGCTGCTGTTTTGTAACCCTCTGCTAACCTTGCGTTTTCAGCAGCACTTGCAGCAGACGTACTAGCAGCCTGTGCATTCTTATAGGCACTATCTTTGCTGTTACCTGCTGTGTTAGCAAACTGTTCAGTCTGTGTCTTGATAGTGTTCATACGCTGAACAAAGGAATCCTCGGTGTTCTCTAAGTAATTCTTGGTTACAACATCCTGTGCTTCTGTCGGGTCAGATACATTAGACACACGATAGTTGCGTCCTTGCCATGCGTTACCTTCGTCATTAAGGACAATAGAGTTGGTCTTAGTCCAATCATTTGCTTCCTCTAAGATGTGAAGTTGCTGCACCTGTTGGATGGTCATATCGGATGCTTTCAGAACACTTGCGTCTGCCCACACTACCAATCTGGAAGTATCAGTTTCACGATAAATGCGAATAACACTGTTACTCGGTGGAGCAACATGGAACACCACAGTGCGACTATCAATGGTGTAGTCGGCTGTGTTATCCATTGTTTCGTTGTTAACAGAAACACGCACAAAGGATTTCCGCAGGTAATCAAATGGAAAATCAAAGCGAGTCTGAGAGCCTGTTCCGTTGTAGGTAACGGAAGTTTTCAATGCTTTTTCTATGTTTATCACTCCTTAATATATTTGATAATAAGCAAGCAAAAAGAAAAGACACTACCTAGTTGAACTAAGTAGTGTCATAAAGTTTGTTTGAAAGTTATTCTTTTGTTTTACCTATGCAGCTCAGAGGTACAAGCATAGCAAATATAGTCATGAATATTCCCCATGCTATACCTGCTCTACTATAATTATTGCATGACATTAAAGACCATCCAAGAATAATAGGACATACAAAACCAAAAAATACTTGAAAGATTTTCATAATTAAGTTAGTCATAAATATAACCTCCTTGCAAATTTATTATACATCATTTATGCACTTTAGGCAAGTTTGTTCGTTCAGCTAATTCATCCCTAAGACGCATCATAAGAATAAAATTCTGACCGGGTAATAACCCCATCAATCTTTTAAAATCTTCTTGTGTGTACTTATCTTTTAATAGAACATCCTTCCCTGTTCCTATAAAATCTGTACCTGTTTTAACAGCAGGTAATTGCATAAGATAATTACCGACAATCTCGTCAGTTCCTTTTTTACGCTTATATCTATTAGTTGTTGTTCTGATAGAAGGTACTGGTGTTATATCATACGCTTCTGCCACATCATTTGCATAGGACAAAGGTGCGCCAAACATACTACTGCGCATAAATGCAATATATGTTAAAGATTCTGGTTTCAGATATTCCTCCATATACTTATTGTGCTGATACTCATTCTTTTTGTTAAACACAAACTTAGAGCGTGCATATGCCAACCCTGTCACAACTGCTAAGTTAGTAGCCATAGAAAACGCAGTAGCTAAATAATCTTCTGCTTCTTGATTCTGTAAGGCACGCATTGTCTGTGTATGAGTTGCCCTCATTGTAAAATCCTTAAACATGAAGAACACTCTCCAGAATGGATTAGCTTCTTTGAGCATATTAGTGCTACCAATAGAAGGCATAGTAATGCAACGCTTTACTTGGTTCGTTATAAGCATATAATACTGCATATATAAATCTGGGTCATTTTGACGTAGTGCTTTTATATTAAAGTCAACTAGGTTGCCCTCTTTATCTAACACAATATAAGGTTTGAGTGCTTCACGAAAATCAGCAGCAGAGTTTGTGTATTTCAAACCAATAGCTTCTAACTTATTTTTAGAAAAAGGGTTTCGATAAGATGGAAATTTCTTACCATTTACCCATTTAGCTAAATCAATCATAGTCTGCTTCTGTGCGCTTTGAATCATCGTTTCGGTTAACTTTTGGAAACCTGTTACCTTAGACATGAGGTTAGACGTTAAGTTAGCAAAACCAGCAACTTTATCTAAAGCCTTTGCAGTTCGTGTATCATTAAGAATATCACGATAAATTCTTGAAGATGAATCACCTGTGTTACCAAAGATATAGCGATACCCTTCGTCACCAAAAGTAGCTAAACGTGCATCTTCAAGCATTTCAACACTTCCCTTACCCATACGTGCTTCTGTCACAATCTTACCTAATCCCGGCATCACATCGAATAATGCGTTATAACCAGCGTAAGCAAGTGTACCACTTATTTCACCCAACTGATTAAATACCATGTTACCACTATTACGAGCATAAGCATAGCTATTCAAGGTACGTGCTGCTGCATCTAAGAGAGTATGAGGGTGCTCAGCAACAGGCATACTACGTAATTTATCACACATGAAATCAAAGGCTCTAAGGTCATTTGTTTTCTGGTCTTTAGTAATCTGTCTGCGTTGCACTAAATCATCTAACTCAGCATCAATAACAGAACGCATCCCTTGTAGGTTATAATCAACATTCTTCACAAAACCTAAAGGATTCGCAAAGATAGTCTGTGCGTCTTTAGGAAATACAGTAGTCAAAGATACTTCACCTGTCAAGCGGTTCACAAGTGGATTGAGAAAAGAGTCAATATCATAAGAGCGTAAGTTATCATCAAAACTAAACATATTACCCTTTATCTCCATTTGACCAGAGGTATCTAAAGGAAACCTGTAATTCAGACAATCCAAAGAACCAATTTTAGTCATATTGAAGTTTGCTGTTTTCTCCGTTTCAGATGCACCCAAGTCTGTCCAACCCATAGCACATTCCCTAGCTCTCCTATCATATTCTTGTAAGAACTCGTCCTCAGAAAGTTTAGGTGCTTCCGGTAATGGTTTACCTTTTGCCTTAGCTTTCTCACACTCTTTACGCCATGCAGCAGTCATCTCGTCCTCAATCTGTTTTCGTACAATATCTTTCTTACCGAACTTATAGCAGTATTTATAAAGAAACTTAGCCATCTTTTCTTTGCTTTGAAAATCAACTAAGAGTTTTGCGTGTTTACCTTCATCAATCCATCTAAAGAACTCATCAGAATAGTTGTACCAATCGTGCGGTAACAAACCATAACCCTCACCGAGATATTTCGAGGGGTCTGTAAGAAGCTCTTTGAGATATTCACGCAGCTTCTCTATTTCAGCAACACCCTTCATTACTTCTGGTGGGAAATTATGACCGACTGTTGCTGCTGTGTTACCCGCATTTTTAGCATTATAAGCACGAATAACAGCTTCGTTATAATCATACTTAGCATCAGCAGAGAGCTTCTGTAAGCGTACTAAGGCTTCATCACGTACCTTCATATAATTATTTATCATATGTTCAGCATGGAAGCGCATATTGTCCTTATAGACCTCAGCAGGAATACCACCATCCAAACGCTCCATATAAGGAGAAGCAACAAGTTTACCTGCTAAGTCTTTCAGAGTCTTTGACTTTGATGTACTACACACAGAATAAGGTGTTGCATAAAGCGCACTCCGCTTCAACACTTTTTCCAAACCACTCTTTACGTCATCTATGAAGTTTTCAAAGTGAGCTGCCATTGTGAGCTTCTTTGGATTAAACAAATTCTTCGTAGAGTAGTGAATACCTTTGTACTCACAAGAGCCATCTTTCAGAACCCTGTAACCCTTCTGTCCATCAGCATAGTGTTTAGCACCCTTAGTCAGAATGTCAATAAAGTCATCATCACTAAGCCTGCCCTTAACACCTAAAGCATTAAGACCTTTATCCATTCCTTTACGGATGTTCCGCATTAGAGGATTAGATGGTTTCATTTCCTCAGCGAGATAACCAAGGACTTCTTCTGCATCTGCATTACCACCTGCACGTTTGATAGCACGTTCAATAGCAGGTGATGGATTGTTATTTATACGAAATCTTAACTCTGCCATAACTTTGGCGTAATCATTAGGACTCAACACGTACTTCAAACCATGTGCGCCACGTTCATGTAACAAAGTTTTACGAATATCTTCACTACCACTCAGATTCTCTTTGATAAGAACAGTAACACCTGTTTCATCATCAAAGAAACCTTTGGCGTTTTCATCGAACTCCCAACCACGCCCTTCAACAATCTTCTTAGCGTTCTCTTTGGAAACCACAAAGACATTGTGTTTAGGACGAATCTGACCTGCGACACCTGCATCTTTAATAGATTTTACAAAACCCTTATCATGCACCTGTGTTAACGAATCAATAAATTCTTTGGTGTTTATTCTCTCGGTTGACAGGCGTTCACCTTTTGCCAATCTTTCAGCATCAATAATAATGTTGGTTGCTTCTCCATAGAGTTGTTCACCAACAGCTTTCGTTGCCTTAGAGAAACCTTTACCAAGCAGGTCAAGAGCCATAGGAATACCTGCGCCACCCACAGCACCCATTAAGGCAGCCATAGGATAGTCTTGGCGGTAACCAGTAGCAGCCTGCGCTAAACCTCTGTCAACTAAGTTACCGACAGAAGCACCAGCAGCTAACTTTGCATATCGTGCTGCACTACCAAGTTTACCTGTTGCACCAAGTATAGGTACATAATTCAGAGGGTCAAGGAAAAGACCTAGGAGAGTACCAGCGGTTGACAGCCCCATACTGGATTCTTCAACACGCTTTCTACGCTCTAAATCTTCCTTCTTCATTCTGATAAGGCGTTCAAGTTGAGCAGGACTGTTAGCGTTCTGACACACCCATAAGGTAGCTGTGTAGTCACCAAGTTCCTTCTGTACTCTATCAATATCTTCTTGTGTTAATTTATAACCTTCTTCGTCCGGTAAGTCTTTCTTTGCAGCAGCAGTACGGAAAGAACCCCAAAGAGCAGAATCGAACATAGTGTCCTGCATCTTGTCAAAGAAGTCTGCTTCTTCTGGTTCTTCCTGTTCCACCACAGGGGCAGTAGGATTAGAACCCTCATATGCCTCCTCGATGAACTCACCTAAACTAGCAGTACCAATAGCGTTCTGCATACCTGCTGCATAGTTCTCAACATCATCACCAAAGTAACCACCATGTTTCAAGGCAGTTGCATAACTACGTGCATCATAGGCATCAAACAAACCATCCTCTTTATACTTGTAAAGATAACCAGCCATGTAATCCATAAAAGATTCATCAGAATCAAAGTTCATGTAGTAGTTAGAACCATCTGGTTGAGCTAAACCATTAGGAGTAGTTTGTGTCACACCACCATAGTTATGATGTTTTGTGGCAAGCTCACTTGTGAACCCACCTGTTTCGTGTGATAATTGAGCGTATATTAAGGAAGGTGCAAGATTTTCACCATACACATCTTTTAATCGTTGTGAGATACCATTAGCTATCTCGTACCCATTCATTTAAATATACCTCCAATCGCATCAATAAGAGCACCCACAGGACTACTCATATCAACACCTGTTTCTTTTTCAGCAGCTTCAATCTTGCTGGCATCCGGGTTAGACGCATAGTAATCACTATTATCAAATGACGGATTATAATAAACATCATCTACCAGCACTCTCTTTTCTGGTGGTAATTCTTGTAACCATTTAGCTACCGCTGTTGCAATGGTTGTATTATTCCATTTAGAAGCAGTTGCTACACCATTACGCCAGATTTGCAAAGTACCATTAGAATACATCAGTCTTGTGCCTTGTTCATACTGCATCTTCTCATCCAAGAACATCATAACAGTTTTCTGCTGGTTTTCACTAGGAATCTTGTATAAGAACGCTTTAGGGAACGCACAGCCATTATAACTCACAAAGTATTCACTTGTACGCTTGCGAGCATTGTTGATTGCATCTTCTTCTGTTTGTCCACAGTACATGTTGGTCTTAAAGCTCTGACTAAGCATAAGCTGAACAGCACTATTGGCGTAGAACTGAATATCTTCGGTAGCACCATTACCACCTAACATAGGTACAGAAAGAGTAGAATCAAAACCAACCTGTAAGTCAGCACTCTTTTCAACAGCCTTCTTGAAGTCGGGATTACTCATATTCTCTCTTGCCATAGCAAACTTAGACACACCCTCTTCAAGACCATTAGCATCAATAAGGTCACTAAGTACAGAGATTTCATCACCTTGTTTACCAAAGAGATAACGGAATGTTTCCTTGTCAGTCTTGTACATAGCAACAAACTTGTTGAGGGCAGCAGGAAGTTGTAAAGCACCTGCTTCATCATGGGTTAAAGACTGAGTGCTCAGAGAACTTAATACATTAGCAACATTGCCCTTCATTGCTTTCACTAAGCAGTCCATCTGAGGGAACTTCAAGAGGTTCATGGTTTCTTTACCAGCTTCATCAAGTGGAAGGCTATTAAAGAACTGAGCCATCTTTGTATTCGCCCACGCAATCTTTTCTTCATCAGTGATTTTAATTCTTTTACCATTAACAGAGATTGTATCATCATACACAGGAGAACCAAAGGAATCTACATCTTTACCTTGGGTCATACTTAACCATCTATCATCAAGAGTAGATGTAACAAGCTGTTGTCTAAATACACTCTCCTGCGCAGCAGCAGCTTTCTTAGCAGCTTTTTCTTCTGCTTTTATTGCACGATTCTTAACACCTTCATATGTAGGCGCAATCGCTTCAAAGAACAGCGGGTCTTTCTTTTTAATTTCTTCATATTTATCCCATATGGAAGCAGAGGGTACTTCTTCTAAACTTTGTAAGAAATCCCTAGTTTTTTGAGAATTAAGATGCACACTCGCCTTCTCAGCCATCCCCAAGTAGATACCTAAAGGAATAACTTCTTTAACTCTGACAGGTGTGCCATCATCTTTGTGATAAACAATAGTATCACCCCAAGCCTTTAGGTTTTCAACACTACCATGAGGTGCTGTACGTCTTGCAAATTCATCAATAAGTTTGATTCTGTCAGCACGGCTCATACCTGTTAACATCGGGTCAGTCTGCCACTCTTGTGCATCCTTTGCAAATTCTTCCGGGGTCATACCACTAAGGCTACGCAGAATTAAATCGTCGCCTTTGGCAGCAATAGCAGCATCCCTATTAGCTTCGAGGTCAGCTTGTCTACGTTTACGATAATTAGCGTCCTGTTGTAATACATCCAAAGGACGAGAACCATAGAAACCTTTTTCAAAAGCTGTGCTGTTGTATGCTTTTACACCAGAATCTTTCAGCTTGTTGTCCATGAAGGTTTCAAAGTTCAAAATGTTCTGCTGAGAGTTATCGGGTAATTCTTGATTAGGAACTACTTCATTTTCGTACTCTTGCTTGAACAGTGTATTTAAGTGCTGACCACGCAGTTCATCAATACGAGCAACCGCATAGGGATTATCAGCAATATCAAATTTTCCAGATTGACCAAGAATATCTAACGTAGAAAGTTTCTCTCGGTCTTTCTCGTTTGTTACAGAAAAGATTCTATCGGCTTCTGCTTTACCAATCATTTCTGCACGTTTATCAGCAGCGATACTTTCACCAATCAAACCAGCACCAAGTAAACCCAGCGCACGTGAAAGTGCTGCTGCATTGCCATCAAGTTGGGCAGAAATACCACTACCAAAAGTAGGTGTGATTAACCTCTTTTGATAGGGTGCTTCTGGTTGTTTGGTAAATTGTCGCTGTGTGCCTAAAGCACTTGCTATTGAATTAGACATTTATTTACCATCCTTTTATTTCTTAATTTTCTTGTATACACCTGTGCCAGCTCCGGTCTTTTCGTGTACCGAACGTGGCGTGTTGCCTACCCAAGTTTTAGCGGATACTTTTTTAGCTCCACCTTTCCACCAGTCCCACTTCTGACCACTTGCTTCAACAGCAGCCTTCTGATTCAACACAGTAGTAGTGTTTTGCAAGATGGTGTTAGCAGAAGTCAAGAAGTTAGCAAAACGTCCGGGCATCTTGGGCGCAGACGCATTAAGGTTATCAATATGACTAGCGGTAGACTTAAAGGTAGCATCTTCATTTAAATCAATCTCGTTAGACTTACGTGAGTAGTTATCCTTAACAGAAGCTACCGCACGAGCAGTATCACCCTCAACGGAACGCACAATCATGTTAGCAGTTCGACCACTAGCGTTCTCGTTGACGGCAGCCTTCACAGCACTGTTGAGCTGCAAGGCATTTTGACGTGTCTTTGTGATTTCAGAAACAGCAGCATCAAAGGCATCAGTACGTTCCTGTTCGTAGTTTTGGTATGCAAAGTTCATCTGTGTGATAGCAGCTTTCGCCTGTGCATCCAACTGAGCCTGTGCTTGCTTATACTGTGCTTTCTGACCGAGGTATTCACCACCAATTTGCAGAGCGGTGCTAACACCAGCAATAAACGAACACATTATTTATCTTCCTTTTTAGCAAACACAAAGCATTGAAAATCTTCGCCATTGACCTGTTGAATATCATAGAAATAAGCTCCCATCCACTTCAACCATTTTACGTGTTGTTCATTACCTAACCACACCCAGTTCTCTAAGTGCGTGTATTTATCAAGGTAAACTTTAAGCAACTCTCTGGCAGCACGTAGAAAAGCAGTTTGGTGTCTTTCAACCATACCAGTACAGAGCATCCATACATAGTTGAGTTTAAAGCCATCTTCAACTACTTCTTGTACACCGCCAATAGCGTAGACTTCATCATTATCATCAACAAGCACAGTTGCGTCTGCGTAGTCAACAACAGGAACATCGTAGAAGTCACAGCCATTCATAAGCTCAACCTCTCGCACATCTGCAGGACGCTTAGACTCCATGAAGTTCATAAAGTGCTTAATTGTCATTTTCTCTAATCTTAAAATTGTTTTGTCCTCCTTACATAGTTACCAATCCAACCTGCGCCAATCAGAGCCACCGGAGCAGGAGCATCCGATTCAACACTAATCTTGCAGTTTGTATTAAGGCTTTGAATAGGCACTGTAAATTTACCTGTTGAGAACATCAGCTTACCAAGTGTGCTGTCCGTAGTACCTAAGGTTCTTCCTGTGTTGATATACTCGTAAGTGTCTTTATCAAACACATCAACCTTAACCACGAAGTAACCGCTGTCAGCATAGTTTATCCAAAGCTGTCTGAGTTGTAACCTACCTTCTAACAAGGCTTGTGTTCCTCTTTCGGTTTCACTCTTAACATAAAGAGGTGAAAGAGCAATCCTAAACTTGTAGATTAAACCACAAATGATATGCTTACCTTCATAGTTACCATTAAGAGTCACAGTGCCATCAGCATCAACCTCTTTGAAAGTACCATCAGCAGTAACAATGCCATACTTTCTATCTGGTTCATAAATCTCATTATAGAAAGACTTAATATTGATAGTAGTTTCACCTTGCAGTTCATTGAAGCAACCTTGTGGAACAGTTACTTCCTGCTTGCAATCCAGCAGAACACGATAAGGTTCACTCGGTAAATCTTCTGTGTTAAACGTGAAAGAAACACGTTCTAAACACAAGTAGTCATTACGTTCAACAACGATATATAAAGAATCCTCAATAAAGGAAGCACCATAGATAGTGCCACCTAAAGACCAACGTGACCAGGAAGCCTGTTGACGCACACTGTCAATGAACAGGTACTTATACACATACATACATTCCTCATCACCCTCAGTGAGAAACATTAAGATGTTCTCAACACTACTCGGTACAATCTTATAAGTACCATTCGGTAAATAAGAGGGAACGTGAGAAGTAATATCCTGTGCATCTTTACTGTCTGTGTTATCAGCAGCAACGAAGAACTCTCGTACTGTGGAATACTCAGAGCGTTCTGCAAGGAAGTAGATGTTACGTCCTGCATTGACTGGTGTTGCCTTTAAGGAACAACCAAAGTGAGTAACAGGTGGTGTCAAGTAGGCATCTTTAGGAGTCAACACGCTATCAGAGCGCAAAGCAAACTGAGCATCCTTAGAGAACAGAATCAGTTCTGCATCAAAGGGAACAGCATGATAGAGTGTTGCAATCTTGTTGTCAGACACAGCAAGGTCAATAGGGTCTGTGTCCTGTACTTCCATAGCACTCGCCATCCAAAAGTTAAAGAAGTCAGCACTACGAGTAAGAATAACATTTTCCCCACTAAGGAATCCTAAGCGATTTCTGTGGTAGAACACATCATTGATTGTGTTATCAATAAAAGACGGCAATGGGTTACTATCTTCATCACCGGACTCACGAGAATCCCATTCGGCAACTCTAAAGTTAAATGTGCCATCTGCTTCACGCACGAGCACGTGGGGCATCGTTTTGTTATCAATATGATTCTTCAACAGCGGTCTGACACATTCACGCCATACCTGTGCTTCTGCATCATAGCGAACATAATAGTCATCTGTGTTACTACCCTTTTCACCTGTGATTTTCACAATGAAACCATCTGGCGCACTAGCAGGTAAGTTAGTGAACTTTTGGGTAGACTTGATGATACCAAAAGCAGCCTGGTTGTTATAACCATCATATACAACAGCATTTTTGATTAAAGACTTAGCAACACTGTAAGATGGAGTCTGTGTGTTCTCAGTGAACTCCAAAGTGTAAACTTCTGCTTCTATCGTTTTACCAGTGGGGTCTCCATTGCTCCCACCTAAACGCTCTTCAAGAATACCTTGTGATGTAGTAATCGTCCAATTATCTTTTCTACATCTTTCAAGTTCATCCTTAACCTTTTGATATGCAGCAAGGTCAGCATCAACAGTTAATACTTCTTTTTTAGGAATAGTAACAGTAATCTTATTACCATTACGTGTAACTGTTGATGGGTAGCACCAAAAAAATCCATAAAGGACAGGTTTAGTTGCCTTATAATTAAACTTTAAGCCATTGAATCTATCCTCTTGCTGCTGAGGTGTGGTAGTAGGTTGAATATAAATAGTTTCACCTTGTTCAGTAATGTGAGCACTTTTCTTCAAGTATAACCAAGAAGAACCTGTGGTGGTCACATAGCCTTTTTCAGTACACTGTGTTGCCAACTTCTCTACAATAGCATCAGTGTTAATCTGCTTAGTGTGAGATTTATCACTACCATCTGGTGTTTCATAACTCGCAACAGTTTCACCATTAATAACAATCTTATAGGTTCTGCCGTACTGACCATTCTTGATGTTAACAAGTAGACCCTGTGTGTCCCATGACTTATCATCGACAACATCAGACATTTTAGTATGCTGCATTGTATTACACACAAAAGTATAGTCAGCAATCGTAGTTACCTTTAGGTTATACCGAGGTTTCTCAGTGTAAATATAAGGTCTTGTGCCTTCATTAAAAGTAACCTTTTGCTCATTGCCTTTAAGGTCATATACCTTTATATCCTCACCTGTGAAAAGCACAATGTACTTCTCGTTAGCATCTCGGTCTATAAAATGCACTAAAGGCTTTGTGTTCTTGGTTAACTTTCTCGCCAACGATGACACAAGCATTGTCGGTGGTCTTTTCTGTAAACCACCTGCTTCCGATGAGTAACCATTAAGTTGCTCATCAAGTTGCTCTGGGTCACGCAAGGTAGGCGGTTGTTGACTAATACCTTGCACAAAGTTTTTAATATCTTGATTGATTAGCATTTATCAACCTCTCTGTTTCAAGTCGGTTACACTCATGTTATCCAAGATGTTGTAATCGTTATTGTCCATCTCGTACTCCTGCAAGTGCATCCATGCTTCTTGAATTTCCTGTGTAGTAATCTGTGTAATACTATCATCACCAAAGTAGCGACTTTGGAACTTAAAGGCAGCCTTAGTGATAATATAGTTACGCATAGCATCTGGCAGTTCCTCAAAGGGAATAAGCAGAACCGCTTCACAGGTAATAGGTTGTTTAAAGGTAACATCACCAGTGGAAAGGTCTTTGACATAATCACCACTATGGACAAGTTTCTCACCACCAGAACCCTTCAAGAACAAGTAATTTTCCTGCCATCTAATTCGACCAGTGTAAGCATCTGGTGTCAAGGTGTGTTCCGAGATGATGTTAAAAGACCAACCACGAGATTGTTCCTGTCTGGACACGTTCCTCAAAATGCGCAACGCACTAATAGCATCAACATTCTTTAAATCTTCGAGGGTGTTAATGGGCGACTCACCTATAATGCTAATTATTTCATTGACCGCATCAAGCTCTGTTAAAGCTGTTAATTCCATTTGTATTTACCTCCGTATAGAAAAAAAATAGGGAGTACCACGAAGATACTCCCCATTATTTAGTGTGTATTATTCAGTTACGCAGAGGGTTCAATAACACCCATAAACGCAGCTTCGGGGCGCAAGCCACCATGACCCATAGCATACTTGCCAACAATTTGGTCAGCTTGGTATTCAATACGGCGACCATGTTCCAGTTGGAAAGATTTCAGAGTCAGAGTGCCAACAGTGGAGCGATGAGCTACCAAGAAAGCACACTTATCTTTGTATGCAGCCGGGAAGATATGACCAGTACCTTGAATCAGACCTTCGGGAGTGCCGTTGTCAGTTTTAGTGATACCACCAACAGTCAGATGCGGAACTTCGACAATATCAATACCAGCGATACGAGTTACAGTAGCGTCGGTAATGGTTGCCACAGCACCAAAGTCTTTGTTGATAGCGTCTTTAGATGCTACCAGAGCATTTACTGCAACAGGCAGCATATAGCATACTCGACCTTCATTCGGTACATAGTTGTTGGACATAGCGGTCTTAATCTCCAACAGTTCAGAGATAATAGCTTTGCCCAGTGCTTCGGATTCAGAGGTCAGACCACCTGCAACCTTACGAGTTACAACTTTGCCTTTACCCAGACCAGTCAGCAGCTCTTTGTTAGAGGTTGCCATCTTAGCAATCTCAGCCAACACACCACCATCAGCAGCCATAGCCAGAGCTTCGCCAATCTGATAGGAGTATTCAGAACGCACATCATAGTGGTTCATAGCGTCATCAAGGTCAGTAATCAGACAGTCAGAGGTCAGCAAGCCGTCAATCAGAATCTTAACAGAGGTCTGTTGTTCTGCCTTACGCTTGTCATCGAGGTTTTCACCCGGAGCAAGATAATTAGCTACCTTGCGACCCATTACAGGGAACTCAGCAGCTTTACCATTTGCAATAGTACGCTCTACGTGTCGACCAAGAGTTTTACGAGAACGGCGGTAGGCTTTCAGAACCTCACCTGCAAATTGAGTTAAGAACATCTTAATGCGACCAGCGGACGCATCATTGGAGTCAAGACCGGGAGAAGAAATTACAATATTAGTTGCCATATTTGTTATACATACTTCCTTTCATTTTCAAAATTGAGTATTAATCCTCAACGTCCAAACGAGAAAAATTTAGATTTGCTCAGACGTTTAGTTACATTTTTGGTGTATTCTTCATCAACACCATAGCGAGGGTCATCCATAGCTTTTTCCATAGCAGCTTCATTTGCGAAACCGCTAGTGCTTGCAGGAGAACCACCACCAAGAACACTAGCTTTCTGTGTACCATTACGTAACGTCATCTCAGCTTTAAAGCCATTAATAAGCATCTTTACAGTAGACAAAGAGCCATTCAACAAAGCATCATTGAAACCATCAACAGCGTCTTGTCCTTTGCTCTCAATGTACTTAGATAACTTACTGTATTCGGCTTTGCCACCAGCAGCGTTGTACACAGCGTTAGTAAATGCTTCGTTAGCTGCTGCAACACCACGAATATAGGTGTCAACCACAGCCTTCGGATAACCTGCTTCCGCAAGTTTCTTATAGGTGTCCTCAGAGAGTTCACCATTGCTTTCGTACTCTTGTGTGAGTGCGCTATAATCAATACCTTTCTCGGCAAGAGTTTTAGACGCTTCATCAACGGATTCTTTAGTAGATTTCAGTGTTTCTTCGAGTGCCTTTGATTCATCAGCCTGTTCTTCTTCTTGTGGTGCTGGTTCTTTAGCATCCTCATCAGAAACGCCTTCCTCTTTTTCAGAATTATCAGTCTTTTCTTCTGATTGTTCTGCGCCTTCCTCTACCTCGTTGGTATCGGTTTCAGTAATTGTTTCCTGCTGTTGTTCTTCGGTTTGTTCAGCAGGTTCTTGTACTTCAATAGTAGCCATTAGTACCTCCTAGTTATTGTTGTTGTGGCTGCTCCATGTTGGCGTTAACAAAACCTTGTGCCAACGGAGATGTTGCCTGTTGCGCCATCTGCATCATCATTGCTTGCTGTTGTTCCTGCATAATTTCCTCATCAGTTTTCAACAGACCCTCAGTATCAATACCAAGAGCGGTAGCGCACATAGCAATGAACGTGTTAGTTCTCAAACAACTCTCACTTCCGGGTGTGGAAGCAATAATATCTTTGAGAGTCAGTAGTTTGTTCAAATCGTGACCACGCCCAATAGCTTCTAAGCCAGTGGTAATCGTGGGTTCAACAGTTTCTTCTGGTAATGTAGGAATCTCACCCATACTTTCTAATTGAGCCATTATGCGCCTTACCAGAGGTAACTGTAATTCTTGACTGAGAATACTGTAAGTACCACCTAAGGTATCTTCAAGTTCCCCAGCAAGGTAGCGGATTTCTTCTGCGGTAACACGCTCTGCATCACGTTGAACCGCAGATTGGAGCATAAACACATAACCAAGACGTTGTTCCAAAGACTGTACGTATTGAAGTGATACTTGCAGGTCATTGCTTTTATTGGTCTGCAAGGCTTGTACATCCTCAACCCTACCTGGCACAAAAGCACCAGACTTAGCTTTGGTTAACCTACGGACTTGTGTAATACCTGTGGGGTTCACAAGGTACAGAATATGACCAGTGATAGCAGCAAGGTTACGCAGAGCTTCTGTGTGAACATCAAGGCTCTCTAAGTCACCGAGATATTCCTCAACATAGCTACGTCCATAACTCTCACCATCAACCTTCACCATACGCAAGGCAATCCACGGAGATTTATTTACAGGGAATGATTGCTCACTACCATCAATAATCTCACCATTGACCTCTTGGTAAGAAAGGTATTGGTCGGTGTCAAGATATACGTGTGTGTATACATTCACACTTTCAGTAGGTTCATGTGTTGCACCATCAGACGCAACAAGGGTTTGGATTTCGTCTGGGAGAGTTGCAAAGGCTAAGGTATCAACAGTTACAAGTTGAATCACTTTGCCTAAGGCATCTCTTTGAAGCACATAGTTGGACAAGCGGTATAACTTTGCGCCACCTTCCAACGGAGGGAGAAACAGCAAAGCGTTGCCAGCTACCAGCAGTTGATTCAGTGCTTCTTTCACAGTCACTCGAATCTGTTCGGTTTCAATATAACGAACAACACGTCGCTCCAATTTTTCGAGTGCCTTTTCAATCTCCTGCAACTGTTCTGGTTGTTCAGCTAACTGTGCTGTAATGGCATCAGTAGGTGTCAAACGGAAGAACGTGCTGTTCGGTGGCAGGAGAGCCAACATCAATTTGCTGGCTAAGTTGTTAACACCTCTTGCACCAATGGATTGGTTAGGTGTTAGATAACTTGTAGATTCGTTATCAGATTCTTTCGGGAACAGCGCAGGAATTGTCATTGCTGCATTTTTCTCAGCTCTGTCTGTGTATTGGTCACGCTCTGATTTCAAGCGGTCATACACAGCCTTTGCTGTTTCACGTTGAGGGTCTGATAAGTCCATTACAGGAAACTTAGATTTACTTTTGTCAGCCATTAGATATTCACACCAGTACCCTTAGCAGCAGTACCAACCACAAGACTTTTCTTGCCTTTAGTTTTCTTGCGCTTAGTACCTTCGGTGTCAATGCTAGTAAGCTGTTGTTCAATCGGTGCGCTAACTGGGGCAGCAGGTGTCGCAGCTTGCACCTTCGGTTTCTTACCACACATTCGTCATAACCTCCTTAATAGTTTGTCGGATTGTATGTACTATTACGTTGAATAGTCAGTTGTTGTCGACCTTTCTTCTGATTAAAGGTATCATCTGAGCCACCTGCAAGCGGACTATCTGGTTCTTTTGCATCCGTCTGTGGTACAAGTTGACTACCCTGGATAGATGGGGTCTGTACTTTAGGTATTTTCCAACACATCGTTGTTTAATCATCCTCCTTAGCTTCTCGCAACATTTGCAAGTGTGTAATAATATCCCTACATCCTTGCATATAACCCACAAGAGCTTCTGCGCTACTTGCTTGGTGGTCAAGTAAACTGTTAGGATTAAACACAATCTTTAAATACTCAACAAGTTCAGCAGAGATATAAGGGACTTTTAAGTCATCATCAAGTTTACTCATTGTTCCATAACCTTAACCATTAGGTAACTTATAGATAGTTATTTATAATTAACACAATAACGATAACTATAAGTTACTTATGGTTTCCTTTCTTCTATCCGTGTGTCAGTAAGACACTTTGGTTATATGTGTGTCAGTTAGACTTCGGTGACCACAGAATAGGCTTGTGTGTTTTGAAATCGTAATCACTTTTACGCAGAATCCTGGCAACACGTGCCTGCAAAAGCGCATCAGATTCAGTCAATTTCTTCTTGACAAATTGAGCAACAAGTGCTTTCCATGTAGGGTCAGCATCAAGAATTTTCTTAGCTGTCACAGCACCAATACCAGGGCAACCTTTGTAGTTGTCAGCGGTATCACCAATGAGTGTTTGGAACAAATGATTATAATCTGCTTCTTCTTCACTGATTTCATAATAGGTATCACTGAGAAAGTTATAGAAGCATCCTGGAATACTCTTGAAGTCCTTATCACCACTCACAATAATAGAGCTGTTAGGATTCAGCGTTGCAAGGATACCAATGCAGTCATCAGCTTCCAGGGTAGGCTTCTGATAACACGTGAAGTTATCTTTCACCCACTCGACTACCTTTGAGTAACCTAAAGGCTTCCTCTTGCCCACACGATTCGCTTTGTAGGATGGGAGGATGTGTTTACGGAAGTTTTCCTTATCGCTAAAACACATCAGAATCTCATACTCACCTGCATATTTGTAGTGGTCAAGCACCTTGTCAACAATGGAAATCACTGTGTCATCTACAAGCTTCTCTGCTTCTGCGTGTTCACAGTGAAGTGTGGTTAAGTCACAATCCCAGTCAATCGGTGTTTCACAGGCAGCACATGAACGGAACACAATCATATCTGCATCAATCAGAATCTTTAGGTTTTTATCTGTATCAAACAATAGCATCTACCTCTTTCTTATCGTAGCGAATACCCTTAAAGCGTGGTTCACGCAGGACACCTTTGGTACTCACAGCCATAGCATCAATCTGAACCACCTTACCTACAATCTCATCGTAGCCATAAGGTGACCACCATGTAGCACGTTGTTCATCAGTCAGACCAGAGCCAACCTTAATAGTTTTTCCTTTTCGGTCTTGACAAACGAGCTTACCTGTGCTTCCCTTGTACTTCCCTGTACCTTCCTCAACACCAACTACTTTAAGGTCAAAAGATACACCCTTTTTGAGCTTAACCATGTATTGATTACGCTTGCCGGGGTAGTAACCAGCGAACTCTGGACGTGCCACAACACCTTCACCACCTGCTGCCCAAATGGATTCAGCCATAGCAAACAGTGCTTTTTCGTTGGTGACGTGTCGCTGTTCTATAAGGTGAAGATAAGGATTTTGTGTCATGTGTAACCGCAGGTATTCCGCACGTACATAATAAGTTTCAGCTAAACGATTACCAGCAAATTCATCTAAAGTCATTGCATCATGGATGTATGCTTCAACCTCTAAGTGTTGTTTCTTGGTATCTCTACACCAGCCACTAATGGTAGGCTGTGGAACACCCTCAGCATAGGCTTCAAAGATAATGACCTCACATTGAAGCTCATTTGAGAGAGCAAGAAGCGGTTCTTTCAGATGGTTAAGGGAAACATATTCCTCACCTGTGCGACTAAAGATAGTGCAGCAGAAGCGATTACAAACAGCAAATGCAAAGACACCATCAAGTTTCTCACTTGCCAACACAGGGAACTTCAATGTACCTTTCAGCTTCTCATAAGGTAGGCAGAGTTGCACCAAATGACGCTTATCTCTACCTACGAGTTTACACACATCTAAACTCACTCTTTAATCTCCTTGTACAGTCCGCAACGGCAAGCACCATACTTACGCATATACTTACAGGGACATACAGTATCACGAGTCTGTGTGTTCTGACAGGGGCAGTACATATCACCATACTTCTCCACTTGCTTACGGAACTTCTCAGTAAGCAGCGGTAAGCGGTCTTTGTTGATTTCATAGCCAAACTTATTGGCTGTGTTAGTTAAATGTTCTTTTACTTTCACAGTTATTACCTCACAATCTTAGAAAAAGAGTTTCATCAAGAAGTACAGACCACCGAGGATAACAGCAGCGTACATAGCGTAAACAAAAAGAATAGCAGCGATAACACCTAAACCAATCTTCAAAGCAAGTTTCATTTAAACTCACAGCTCCTTTCATTACAGTTAAGACAATTCATAAAACCTCTATCGAACACTTCTGGAACAGCTTTTGCTAACTCTTTGTGAATCTGCCCAGCTAATTCCCTGTGCTCCGGCATTGCACGTTTGCACAGGCGTTTCGGCAGGTATTCAAACCAAGCACGGAAGTTACCAGTGACCACAATAGATGTACTAGCACCTTGCGGTAACAAATAGGCTGCATCCTGCTCCGCTATACCTTCTTCAAGTGCGAGGTTGTATGGAACGAGAGCAATTCTACTTAAATATTCAAACGTAGAAGCATCAGTCGCAAATTCAAAATGCGGTTGTTCCACTACATCAAATTTACTACCTCTTGCACTCTTACAGGTAAAGGACAAGTGGCGGTGACGTGTAAGCTGACCTAATACACGCACGGAACACTCAACCTCAAAGGAAGCGTAGCAGTGTTCCAATACAGACAAGTGACCACTATCAATGATGTGTTGAATACCTTTGTCGGACACATCGTTTCCATAAGGTTTACTACAAGCCAGCTTCAAAAGCTCCATGTAATTAGGCGTTACTGATACAAGTGTTGCTGTTGACATTGAACGTCAGTCCTCCTTCTTCATCTACAATTAAAATATCAGAGGGGTCTACCAGATACATCTTCTTATCAGTTCCCTCAATCTCAACACGAATACGATTGATTTTGCCTTGCAAGCGAATCGGACTCAGCTTAACAATAGGGAAAGTAACTGTTGCTCCCTTGCGAATCAAATAGACTTCGTTGTTGCTGTGTTTTTGTTTTATCACTTTTAACCTCCACGATTTTTACTTGTCTGCCAAATTTAAAGGCATCAGCTTTTTGTTCCATGTAAATATCCATGCGGTGCTTACCATGACCAGCACCAAAGCGGTCTTGAACGATATATGTGTTACCATCAATGACCACCTCAGTGCCAAGTGGTAAACCATCACACGCCACAGTAACACCTTGAATAGCAGGATGACCGCTGGCTGTTATACCATCGGTTTTCCCACATTCATCAAAGGCTGCTGTGTAGGCTGTGCAAATTACAAACAGGATTGTTGGGAAACTAAACATTGTGTACCTCTCACTTTCATTTGATGACCACAGGAACAAGTGATTACTATGTCAACATATGCTTCCTTAATGAGCTTCTTCCGACATTTAGGACAGAAGATACCTTTAAGTTTCTTAGGCATTTACTACACCTCCAAAATTGATTATTAATAATCAATGGCAATCTGCCCAGTTCTTTCCAATTTTTCCTTCTGTATCAAGCTGCACTCTGAAACCATAGTATTGTTGTGCTTCACGCATAGAGTTCTGCGCTTCCTCAACAACAATCTCAGCAATCTCTTTTGTACGGCAAGCAATCTGCATTTCATCATGCACCCACGCCATATACAAGAAATCCTCACCATGTTTCAAACCACGCTTCAACAGGTTTTGTTCGGTTAACACAATCCACTTTTTGCAAACCAACGCACCTGCGGATTGCAACAGCAAGTTTAATGCACTGTGTAAAGAACGCACGTGCAAAGGTCTGCCGTCCAAACCTTTTAGATACTTACGCTTCCACTTTTTGATTTCGCCTTTGAAACCTTTCTGTGCAACCAAAGTATTCTCAATAGCAGCTCTAAGTTCTGCGATAGCTGGTGTTTTCGCTAAGAATTCTTTCTTCAAGCGTTTGCCATCTTTTGCATCACCATGAACAATTTTGCCAATCTTTTCATCACCAGCACCATAAAGAAAGGCGTAAATACTTTTGTGTTCTATACGATTCGCAAGTTCGTATACGTTCTCTTATGAACTGCTCTATGTCACCATAGAGAACAGACTATATCATCTTTGCCCACCGCTTCCACCATCATTAGCTTATGGTGTACTCTCTTTCGAGATAGTCGTTACACGTTCCATCCAATCAACTATTTTTCTTAATTCTTCAATACTTGCATCATATTTGATTCTGTTAGCTCTACCACTTATCCAAGCTACATTTCCTTTAATGTAACCCTTACGAGGGTCAAATCTATCTAAATGCGCCGAATGAGAAGAACCTCTGCCTTTATAATTTTTGTATAAAGGTGTATGAAAGATTGGACATTCATTTGTCCATATCTCTTCCAAATAAGAAGGTTCTAAATCAAAAGGAATATTTTTACGTTTACATTCACTTTTCTTTGTTATGCAATATTGTCTGAAATAATCAGTGCATCTTTTGTTATGTGCTATGGCACTCTTACAGTGTTTACATCTGTTATCGTGACCATCTTTGTTCTGAGAACTTTTATGAAACTCTTCTAAAGGCAAAAGTTTTCCGCACAATATACACTTCTTAATTGATTATCACCTCCAATAAATTGGATGGCTTCGCTCGGTATTGTCTTATTACTTATAAGAGTTTCACCGAATTCAATGGGTTTATAGACCTCTAATATGTCAAAGGTCTTTGCTTGATTTCGCTCTGGTAGACCTGCTGCTTTCTGGTTGGCGGTGTGTATGTCACCATTAAGAATCTCGTGAGCATATGCTCCGTTATCATATGGGTACATAAAGTGTGCCAAACAACGCAGTTCCAAACCACTGGCATCAACACCAGCTTGATACCATCCGTTAGGGACAGTGAACAGTTCTCTGCACTCGTGACCATAAGGACTACCGACAGCAGGAACTTGTGCTACATTAGGACTACTATGTGTTGCTCTACCTGTGACAGCACCACAGGGATTAACACAACCATGAATACGTCCATCTTCACGAACACATTTAAGCCAACCCCATTTACCATCAATGAGCTGACCAAGGCGTTTAGAAAGCATTAAGTATTCTTCCATGACACCAGCAATCTCACGCAGTTCAGCAGGTGCATCTAAGTCAGCTTTGATGTATGCAAAGGTAATATCATCAATCTTCAATCGCTCATCTTCAAAGAGTTCAGCATTGTTCGGTTTGTAACCAAAATGCTGTGTGATTATCCACTCTATCTGTTGGCGACTATTAGGGTTCAAATCTTTATATCGCTGAATCGGAACGCCAGCCTTGTAACCAAGACGTTTGTTATCACGCTTCGGAATAAAGATTTTATCTGGAATACGTGGTAACTTCTGAACCAACATTGATTTCAAGTCAGCGTGTCGACCACGTAATTTAAGCTCTAATTCTTGTGCTTTGAACACATCAAAAGTAAAGCCATTGCGCTCCTGTTGCGCCATCAGCCACTGAGCTTCATGTTCCAGAGTGATAGCTGCAGGAGGGTAATTTATTGTGTTGAAATAGTTGTACAAGGCACGTGTTACAACAACGTCTTGCTCATTGTAGGACAACATATCCTCATTGAAGTCTGACCAGGCATCTTCCGTTTCCTCACTGTATGTGCCTTTAAGTTCCCCTAAGCGGAAACCCCAAGCCTTCAAGCTGTGTGAACCAATCAGTTTAGCAGGTAGCTTGTTAGAACGGACAAGTCCATAATCCTTATCGGCAATGTCACTGAACATCAAATGTGACAGCACAAGGGTGTCAATCACCTGCGGTCTAAGTTCACGAGGTAACACGAAAGAAGGAAACAGCTTTTCAAGAACAGGAATGTCATAGTTGATGATGTTATGACCAATAATAAAACCACCCTTTTGAAGCACAGAAAGTAGGTCTTTTGCACCTTGCTCCACTTCATTAGGGCGGTATTTCTTAGTGGTCAGTTTTCCATTGTCATCAAAGATGATTACCATGCAATGTGCCTTTGTTACGTCATAGTACAACCCATTGGTTTCTATATCGAAAAAGGCAAGCATGATTATTCACCCTCAGAAAAATATTTCTTTTCTACGTTTTCTCTTTCTTTCTCCAAACGCTCAATGCTCTTTGCGTAAGCGTTGATGACTTTGTTGATAGTTGCGATACGGCGAACCGCTGCATCCTGCTCTTTGTTCTGCATCCAGAACAGCAGGTCAGTAAGAACTTTCACAAGATAAGATAGAATTTCAAGCATTATTTAAACTCCTTTCATGTAGGAACGCATAGCAGCTTCCTTTTGTCGACCCTCAGAAAAACTTGAAATAGGCTTCAAGTAACCAATAACACGTGTGCCATAATCGAGATTCTTAGAACCACAGTATTTGCAGGTCTGGCGTGTTACAGGGTCAATTCGTTCACAGTCTTTACAAATCGTACACAGTACATTAGTAGTCCAATAAGGGACACCTTTCTTTGCTGCAAGCTCAATAAGTTTTACCGCTTGCGGTGGGGATGGCAGTTGCTCCAAGTTAAGATGACAAGCAGCACCACCATCAAGGAACTGAGAAACATCCCAAGCGTGAGCATCAAGTCTATCCAACACAGTCATCTTAGTGTCCTCAACAGGATAGAAGTAGCTGTTGTAGCAATCACGAGGAACATACAGTCCATCTTCTTTGTCCCATTTGGCGTTCTTCACACCAAGGTTCTCAGCCGGAACAAATTCTGTGTTAAAACGAACACCATACTGAGTCAGTGCTTCTTTATTGAGAGCTTTAATGATTGACAGGTCTTGCTGCAAGTGTTCTTTGAAAGAACCTTTGTAGCCAGTAGTACGCAAGTATTCAAAGGATTCAAGAGCACCATTAATACCAATAGTACCAAACTGTTTATCTAAGCTAATATAACCTGCGCTATAAGAGGGCAGCAAACCAGCTTCGATGTACTCAGAAACAATAGCACGGAAAGCCATAAGATACTTATGCACTCTCTGAACCACATCAATCAAACTGTACCCACGTTGATACAGTCTGTTAAAGTTGATGGTAATTACTTGATAGCTACCAGTAGACACACCACCTGCACCAAGGGTGTAAGAGAATGTGTTATCTGCAAGCTCATTGCGCAGTCGACAGCAGGACGCAAGGCTATCTGCACTATCAGATTCATAGTGGAAAAAGCTCAGTCCATCACTCATCGACTTAGCAATGAAATATTCAAAGCCAATATCAATAGGCTTACGTGTTTCCTTGTCCACAAGGTATGCAGCAGTCAGCACAGGGAAAGTCAGCAGTTCCTTAGTGCGCTCTTTTGTAAACCAATACATAAACACTTCCTGCAAACGCTTCACACTTGTGTAATCTGGTTTAGAACCATCTGGGAAATAGAACTCTCCGAACAGGGACTCAAAGTACCCTTTATCAAACACAGAGATGTTCCAGAACACAGACTGACTACCACGAGCAGCAGCAGGTTGATTCATGGCGTATACAACACCTTGAAATTCTTGTGCAATCTCTTTGTAGTGATGTGCAAGATAACCATAGCCATATTGCTTGCGAGCAAAGTAATCGAAATACATCAAGAACTCAACAGTCGCAACAGCTCCGGCAAAGTCACTAGCAATCTGGTAGATTAGATTCACAAAGCTACCACAGAAACTTTGCAGGTTTGTGGGTGCTTTAGAAGTACCACCAAGATTCTTCGTGCCTTCTAACAGGAACGGATAGAGTGATACAGAAACACAATAAGGACGCAAGCTAGTTTCATCATGGATGTAGATGAGGTGGTCTTTAATATCGTTATAATATTGTTTAGCCACATCATAACCATACATGGTTTCCAGCTTTTGCATCACCATAGCTCTGTTCACATCAATAAAATCACGCTTAAAGAGTTCCGCTTCCATTACCGCCAGTGATTTAACAGTAACATTAGCGTTACTATCAACCTCGCTGCCAGTAGCAGGATTGGACGCTCTAATAAAATTGTGAATGAAATCAATTTTCTTATTAATATCCATTATCAATCCTCCTTCTTAGAATCGAGTATTAATACTCAATTTAATCCTTCCAAAATAGGAACGTAATATCTTCCCATACACCTTCACCATTCTTTTGGTAAAAGCGTTGATTAGTACCAGGCGATGTTAAACCACCTAACTTAGCTTTGTAGTCACCAACTTTTAAGAACGATAGTTTCACATCGTCATCTTTAAGTCTTTCATGGATAGCTGCATGGACAGGCAAGCCAGAGTACAAACCAACAGGAGCATAATGGGACAGAATGTTGATAGCTTCAATCAGCTCTTTAGGCTCAACACCATTATTAGTACCACCCATCAACACAATAGCATCAGCACCTTGCTTCACCTGTTTATTAATCAGACACATCAAGTCCTCTAATTCCATCCAGGATTTCTTAGGCAACGGAATAGATAACCACTCACTGTGGCAACCATGACACTTCTGTTTGCAGTTACCAAATTCAACAGCAACGGCGATATGGTTCGGTAGTTCGTTCATGCTAACTGTTACGTTCACAACGGGCAATTTCATGTTCTCTAACCTCCATGACTTTATCAGCTACATAGAAAAATAAGCCAACGTGTTCAGCGTCAGCTTCCAATAAGTCCATCATTGAAACACACTCAGCAAGTTTGAATGTGCTTTTACGATAGTGTTGTTTTCTTTTATTTGTGTTTTTAGAAGTCACCTTCTTCATCTACATCACCACTTTCAAAAGGATTGATACTCCTAGGTGCTTCGGTTGATTCCAGGCGGTCAGTTTCTTTATCATACCTTAGATAACCTGCGATACCAGTTTCACCTGTGTGTCTACTCTTTAACACACGAATCCTTACAGTATTTTTCTTGTTTTCATCATCATCCTGTTGGTTACGCTCCAACGCCCACACGCCATCAGAGAGCTGTGCAAGACCTTGTGAACCACGCAGGTGACTAAGAGATATTGCGCCACCTTCTTCGGCTGGTGTGCCTTCAACACGCTTCAAGTGACTGATAATCAACATTCCCACACCTGTTTCCTCAGCGAGAGAACGCAGTTGGGTCATCAAAACATCAGTCGCTTTGCGCTCATTGTCAATATCAAGACCACTAATAGCAATAGTGATGTGGTCTAACACAATGAAGTCACATTGTTCAGCAACAGCAAGATAGCGGATTTTACTCATCAAATTGTCTGCTTCAAGACTTCCGAAATGTTGAAAGAATACGTAATTACCATTACCAAGTGTTTCCTTGTAGATTTGTTCGTATTCTTCGTCAGTAACCAGGTGGCGGTTCAGTGCCAACCTTTTACCTGCATGAACAGCCATCAGTCCTTTAGCAGTTCTCTTGATGTTTTCTTCGAGCATCAACATACCAACTTTTAGGTTCAAGTTGACACCTAAATGATAGGCAATCTGACGTACAAATGTGGTTTTACCTACACCTGTACCAGCAGTTATTACAATAAGCTCACCTTTGCGTAATCCTTGTGTTTTTTCTTGCAACGGAATATCCCAAGGCAAAGAAAAGCCTTGCTCTGTGTCCGGTTCATCACGCAACACTTCCCACAGCTCATCACCATTGATAATTCCATCTGGTTTGTATGATTTTGCCTGGAAAATTGCATCAAGAACAGCTCCTGCACGATGTTCCTGCAAGCACTCATTAGGGTCTTTCAGTGGTAAGTTAGCTATTTTGAGTTTGCCATAAGGCAAAATGCGACACACATCCTCAACAGCTTTTCTTCCTGGTTCGTCCATATCGAACATCACAATCACTTCTTCAAAGTTACTGAGCCATTCAAGGTTCTCATTGAAGATTTTCTTAGCGGATGTGCAACCATTTGGTATAGACACAACAGGGTAACGATTACCACCAATTTGAGAAACAGTCAGACAGTCAATCTCACCTTCTGTGACTACCAATCTTTTACCACTATTGAAAAGATGTTGACCAAAGAACCTCTTAGAGATTTTACCGAGGATAGCAAAATGCTTATCCTTGAAGCGCAACTTCTGACCCACCATGTTTCCGTTGTCATCATAGTAGCAAGCGACTTGACAGGGTTGGTCATTGTAGTTAGTTACATAGTAACCATATCTACGGCACGTTGCTTCTTCGATACATCTCGTTCTAAGAGGTTCAAAGGTCATATCAGAGGGAGGAATTAAGTTATGACCGACAACTTTTCTTTCTTCTATCCGTGTGTCAGTTACATTTTGGTGTGCTGTTTCACACGAAAAACAATAGGTACTACCATCAGAATACACAGCCAGCGCATCGTGGCTTCCGCAATCTGGACAAGGTTGGTGTGCTGCAACAATTTCACTGGCGTTATCCATGATTATTCAGTCCTTTCAGTTATCTTCGCATTAGGGTATTTTTTAGTTAAGTCAGTAAGTAAAGGCGATAAAGCATATCGCTGACTACTTGTTAGTTTCTTTGTGTTACTTTGAGCCAGGATGTACACAGAAGTATTATCGTTGTATTCCCAACCTGCAACACAATCATCTTTACGTGCTACGTGTAAAGTACCATCAGCATCCACAAAATAATGGACACCTGCATCAAGCTCACCCATACGTCTACGGAACTTATAAAAGGATTCATAAGACACACAGCAGGTGTCCTTAATAAAAATCACAATGCGTTCAGTAGCTTCCCTTTTACGGAACTCAATCACACTCATTTGCTCTCTAAACCTTCCAGGGAGTAGTGATGTTTATCGTGTAACCAGCTATCGGGGATGTAGCCTTTTGCGTACTTATAGCCATGCTTTTCGCACCACATAGCATAAGTTGTTTTACTACCTTTATAAAGCTTTGTTTTCGGGTTGCTAAACACAAATCTAATTTCTAAGTGTGGATATTGCTTCTTCACTAGGATGTGTTTCTGCCTATCTGCCACATCAAAGATACCCTTTGCTTCCACGATGATACCATTCGGTAACACAAAGTCTGGGGTATAATTGTGTTTAGTCGCAGGAATAATATAAGGCAGCATATAGTTTTCATACGCTGCCTTTACTCCTGCACTTTTTAATTGTTCAGCAATGTTATCTTCTAAACCGCTGCGATACGTGGAGTGAATCGTGTGGTAACCACCACGTCTACTAAAAGCTGCCTTAGAGGTAGCTATTAGAAGTCAGCTCCTTCCGTGTTATTAAGGAACGGAATCTCATCTTCATCCTCATTCGGAACAGCCGGGGCAACATAGCCACCTTCCTCAGCACCAAAACCAAAGGACGCAGCATCAGCATCACCACGCTCAACAAGTTCCAGGACTTGAACAGCATTGAGATACAAAGTCAGACCTCTGATAGTTTTGGTCTTGTAGTAAGGCTGAATAGAGAAAGCAACCTTTACAATAGACCCATGACCAATATCGACATTTTTCGGCAAGGGTTTACCCTGGGAATCATAGATGGGAACAACACGATTCATAATGTCCCCACTCTTAGTACGATAAGAGGATTTGGTCTTGAATTTAAACACAGTATCGCCCTCTTTGGTTTCACCCATACCAATCAGAGCATTAGGAGCGTTCAGACGCTTACCAGCAAACTCCGGCAATGCAGCAGCTTTGTCCAGTTCACGCAGCAGGAACTCCTCAAATTTCTGTGCATCCTCAACAGAGGGCATCAGACGGATGGTAAAGCCTAAGTCATTACCTTCAAACATATCCGGGGTACGCAGGTGGGGATAAATTGCTTTACCTTTACAAGTTACATAATTTTGAATAGCCATTATTGTTTCATTCTCCTTTTCTTAAATCACTTCAACATCATTAAACATCTTAGAGTTAACTACAAATTTAGAGCCACGTTGCTCAACAAGACGCTGCAAGGCAATCTGTGCGCCAACCAGAGGGTCAAGTGTATCGTTAGGGGAACATTTAGCAACCGCTTTTGCAACACAGTGTTTGCCTATCATCATTTTAGCCGTAGTGGTCTTATCTTTAATGATGATGATAACTTTTGTATCACTTGCATCTACAAGCTCTAATTCGCTTTCTTTAAGATACCAGCCATGACCTATATAAGTTCTACCACTCATACTGTGTCCATTAACATCTTCATCAAAAGTCACGCCAACAACTTCTTTGCTATGAAAATCAATGACTGTTCCTACTTTACCCACAACCCTATCGTTGGTGTCATCCTTCACGCAGCGAACTCTATCGCCATACTTAAATTTTGTCATTTGTTTTCCTCCATTTCAAATTGAGTATTAATACTCGATTATTTACCTGTGCTTCCGAAACCTCCGTCAGCACGTTCAGTAACTTTTACATCATCAACTTCTTCTAAGGAAACATCAGTAACCTTATTGATTTCAAATTGTGCAACACGCTCACCCTGGTAGAATCTTACAGGAACGCCACCTGTGTTCTCCAACAACAGCTTGATTTCACCTGTGTAGTCACAGTCAATCTTGCCAACAGCGTTCGCCAGGCGTACCATAGTTTTCGCAGCAACAGAGCTACGCAGGAACACATCCACACGATAACCTTGTGGAATATCAAACACCAAACCTGTACCTACAAGTTTAGTTGTGTGTGGAGCAATGTACACATCATCTGGTAACACAATGTCATAGCAGGCAGCAGCTTCGCTTGCCTTCTGTGGGAGCTTCGCAAAATCATTTACGAGCTTAACACCCATTTTCAAAGTTGTACTTGTTGTTTTTCTTGGCATATCTTAATGCACTCCTTTCTTCTATCCGTGTGTCAGTTAGCTACGAGGGTCAATCGTGCCACCAGAGAGGACAACACAAAGCCACTCAGCGTACTGTTTAATCTTCTCAGCTTCCTTCAACGGCTCATCTTTTTTACCGCAACGGCACGCATATTTAATAATGTTACCTTTAAGGAATCCGATAAATTCTTCATTGGTCATGTTTGCTTGCATCGTTTCAATCGGTTGATGGTCAGATACATAATGTTTATTCTTGACTACAACCACATCTTCCAGAGGTACGATAGGCGCAATAGACTTGTTCTCTTCTTCTTTGACACAGCATCTGTTTTTATCAGAGGCTTCTGCTTCTTCACGAGAAATGCTACCTTCCGGCTTGTCAATAGGCACCAGATATTCCGGATTAGTGCACCATACACCATCACCTGTTTTTGTATCAGTCAAATCTTTGACAACTACTCTGTCTTTACCCCATACTTCCAGACGTACAATAGCACCCTTTCTAAGGAACGTAACGTCGCCTCTGGTGTTAGTTTCTGGCTTGCCCATATAATAAATCGCACCAACCTCTAAAGCGTCCTCTAAGGGCATCAGAGCACCCACAGAGGTCATCCAGATACCATCATCAACCATATCCTCTGAAAGGTCTTGGACAAGTACACGGCTGCTGCCAATAGACACCAGGCGTACATGAGTACCCTTTTTCAGATAAGTGATACCACCATCAGAGCTAGTTTCTGCTTTTTTCATTACGTAAGTTTCACCGACTTTTAAATCCATTTTGTCATCCTCCTAAGTTCTTTTTGATTAATACATAAAGAGAACAATATGATAACTTATAGATTACTTATAGTTATTATCTTTATTAACACAATAAAAGATTAACTTATAGGTATCTTATGGTTAACATATTGTTCTCTTTCTTCTATCCGTGTGTCAGTTACATACAGTGGACATTTGTTAACAGAAGATGTACTTCGAATCTCTAACAACATTAATATCAAGTGTTCCTTTTTTCGGAATCTTCGGTAATTTCTCGTCAGCAAGAAGTTCCATATCATCCAGAAAATTCTGAAATACATCGTTATCAGTATACATCTGAATAAAGCTCTCACGTACTGTATCATACATGAGTTGTGCTTGTGCTAATGGCGCACCATAGGAATCGTGAATCATAGCATAATGACGAATCCCCATATCATAACAATTACAAATTGTCAACTGTAAATGTGCTGCATCCATGCTATGAATAAAGTTAGGAGCAATACCAGACGCTTGACTTCTGTTGTCGATTACTCCGGTATTCTCTGCACTATACAAGCGAATCTGCTTACCTGCACAGCGAGTGAAGATGGTTTGCACTTCCTGCTTCATGTAGGCTTGCTGCACAGGCAGTCCCATAGGTGTAGTCCAGGACACAACCTGGTCATGTTTGGTTACTTTTCTTGCACAGGTCTGTAACCACTTCATGCCCTCAACAGCAGCAATTACAGTAGTTCCTACCGCTTCCCAAATGAGCTTAGCAAGATAACCTGCTGCTTGAAAGTCACATCCTGCAAACACAGACTTCTCACCATTCAAGTTTACATCGGGTTTGATTGTGTCCTCTAAAATCTGGTCACGGAATCCGTACTCTTTAGAGCCATATGCAAGAGTCATTACGCTACGCTTGGTTACTTTACGAGTCACGCCAAAAGCTAACCAAATGCTTGACAAGCTACGTGTTCCGTGCTTGGTGTACGTTCTGCCTTGCTTGTCGGTAGCTTCTTCATCTTGTGTTCCGCTCAGCATATCTTTTTCAAGCACCTTGTTAACCTTTTCAGCTACGATACCATAAATATCGCTAGGTTTATCACCAGGAATAAGGTTAACAGCTTGACCACCTACAGGGTCACGCAGTATCGCTGAAAAATGCTGCAAGCCAGAGCACGTTCCGTCAAAAGCGATATTCAAGCCACACACAAAACCTACTATGGAATCATTATGTGTGTTCTTCCACTCTTTCGCACGTGCATATTCAAAGCACCACGCTAAGAATTGACATGGGGAATCTTGGTTTGCCCACCATAATTCTCCTTTAGGGTCATTGACAACAGCCATGATTTGTGCTTCGTTCTCTGCTACCCACGCCTTGCGGTCATCGTAGCTCACCTTGTCAACTCCTGCAAGGTTTGCACCCTCGATTAACAACCAGTCCCAGCAGTTTTCATCTTGACAAGCAGGAGCATCTGCGAACTCAATCAGCGACTTGTTAACATCATCACCTTGGAACGAGAACACAGGAACAGGATAAATCCTGCCACGAAAATCCATGTTACACGGAAAGTAAATTCTTGGGTATTTAGCGAATTTCTCAGCGGTTCTGAGGTGTGACAAGATACGCAGCAGGATAGATTTCCTACGTGTTTCGAGTTTATAGAAACCTACCATACGTTTTTTATACACCTTTAACTGTTCTTCCGTGGGGTTCTCTGGTAACACCTCGGGTTTAGTTGCTTCATACACAGCCGGAATACCTGCCATATCACCACCCATATCAACCACGTGTTTCAGAACGTCCAGGACTCTTGTGTTTATCTTCCAGGGTGTGTTCTGCACAGCGTTCACAGCCTTGCGAACGTCAGTAAGTTCTAATTGAGCCAGCTTTGCAAAGTAGTGTTTAGCGAACACATCACGATTATCACGCAAGCGCAGCAGCTTGGTTTGATTAGCAAGTTCGCCATAATAGCCACCCTCGGTTACATTCTGCCACTCTCTTGGTGGAATCACACAGGGACAAAACTTGTAGCTGTTATCAATGAGCCATTGTGTTTTGGTCTGCCATTGCTCAATAAGGAATTGACTTGGGATAATCTCGGTAAGTCCGTTCACAGATGTGGTTTCAAAGTAGTTACTTGCTGCTAACACAACTTCCATTAAGGATGTAGCCAGCGTCAAGCGTTGTTCCTTGTCCCACTCATGGTAGGCATATTGTCCTTGTTCCATGCAAGCACGTACATAGGCACGTTTATAGGAGATACCAACACGCTTTTTGATACCCTCTTTGATGACTTCTGCAAAGTCCGATTGACTCATTGCAAACTGATTTCATAATAGAGTTCATCACTGATATTCTTGGCAAATGTGCTACGAGATGTCTTTTTCTTTAACACTCCGTTCAGAAGCGTTGTAAACGTGGTCAGAGTGAACAGGTTAACCATGTTTTCTTTACCACAAACCTTTTCAATCTCTTGAACCAACAGCACATAGCTTGCTTTAGAACCCTTTTTAGGTTGCAAGCAGCTATCCACAAACAGCGTCATAGCGTTGTTGACGTGTGCCCATTGAGCAGCAATGAACTTCTGTCCTGCCTTGGTCTGGCTTGCAACGTCATCTTGCATCGTAGAATTTTCTACGTTCTCATATGTCTTGCTAGTTGCTTCCGCTGCAAGCTGCTTGTAACCTTCTTCGATTTCAAGCTGACGAACAAACATTTCGCCATATTGGTTTTCATATTCTTCCAGGTTGTACATTTGTGTTTCCTCCTTGATTTTGGGTATAAGAAATACAGCCCCTTGCTAAAGGGAATTTTTAAGCAAAAGGCTGTTTGTTATTGTGAACATTAGTATAAACTACTGTTCGCTATTTGTCAAACAAGGCTTGAATCTTCTTCATACCTTTGGCAGTCACACGGATTTGAGAACCCTTACCACCACCAGTATGTAATACAGGCACGATTTTAAACACATCCTCTGGAGCATCTTCTGTTACCTGGTGGGAACATCCGTAAGGTTTGCACAGCCATCCGATTTCTCTAAGTTTCTTATAAAGCTGGTGCTGTCCCATTGCCAATGTGTTTGCCACGAACGTCACAGTAAAGGTTTCTTCACGATTCATATATTCATCGTAGTATTCTACTTTCGGTGTAGCTGCCTTTAATGCTGCTTCTGCCTTGATACGTCCTTCACGCTCAGCCTTTAATTGAGTAGCCAGCTTGATGATTGTATCTGGATTCATCAACACTTCTTCGACTTTCTCCGGCGTTAAGTATGCACCATGTTGGCGAATCGTCGGGAGAATATCAGATGTTACCCAATGTTTGAACTGTTTAGCACTAGGGAGCTTGCTGGACAGAATGAGAGAGTACAAACCAGATTCGTTGATGATGGTTACTTGCTGTTCTCTGCCAATGCGGTCGTGAATCGCTACCCCATCTTTATCTTCAATATCCACATGACGCAATAAAGCATCCTTAGTGTTTTTATAACCCAGCACACTAGCCACATCCTTGCCTACAAACCATGGTTGCTCACCTTGCATGATGACACGAACGTCACCGAATTGAGAATTGTTGAATACTTGAACTTGATTGTTTTCCATTTTGTTTCCTCCTGGGATTTTTTTTTTATTTAGAGAACTCAACGTGTGCAACTTTATTTATGTGTCACACACGCTTTGTTCTCCTATACGTGTGTCAGTTAGAAAATCGAGTATTAATACTCAATTACTTTTAACGCTTCCAGTAAATATCCATTAATTTTTTATGGACTTTGTGCAACTTATCACGATTAAGACGCTCTTTTACAAGAATGTCCCCAAAATCACACGCTGCATCATATAAAGCACGTTCCATTTCATGTAAAGCATACTTTGCATTTTCTGCATCTGTTGCATCCTGCTCTGCTTCTTCCATTTTTGCATCAATCTTTTCTTGTGCCTGGCGTTCCACCTTGTTCAGATACTTCACCACCAAATCAGCCAGTTCATAACCTGCTGCATCCTCGATAGCATGGATAAGGTCATCACGATTCGTAATTAAAGCACCATTGTAAGTATCTGGGTTAACCTTTTCTGAATAGGTTTCGTACATTTCAAACAACATCTTTTATTCCTCCCTTTGTTATCTTATTGAGTATTAATACTCAACTTTTAGTGTCCTATTGTGTCCACCCTACAAGGTACTAGCTTTGTAGTACCCTGTAAGCTAACACAATATTTATTAGTTTTCGTCCTGGTTCTCCGGCAACATCATTTCCACACAATCAGCACACATGACGTTGACTTTCTTTGTGGCTCTGACGGACGCACCGCAATGCGGACACACATATTTGATTTGATTAGACTTTTTCTTTTTTGGCTTGCTTTCACCCTCGCCACCCTCTTCACCATTGCCACCATTTTCACCTTTGCCAGGTTTCCAGATGACACCTTTTTCGTCCATGCGGTTCACTTGCAACAGTTCCGGTCTGCCCTCTTGCTTGTAGGTTTCAAGAAGTACATGAAGTTCTTCACTTGATTCAGACCAGGGACAATGTGTAGTCCAACCCAAATAATCGTCAGCTTTGTTTGCAAGTCCGATAAGGTCACACGTAGCACCAAATTTTTTATTGTGGCGGTCTGAGCGTGCTGCCGTGTCCTTGATACCCTCTTGACAATTATAGAGGTGTACCATTTCATGCACTAAGGTAACGTAGGTTTCTTCAAGAGGTCTACCCAGAGTTTCAGCAGCGATGTTGATTTCATACGCCATGCGTGTTTCACCATCACTAGCTACCCAGTTCGGTACGATGTAGCACCAGCCATAGGCACGGCGTTTACCTTTAGATTGAATAGTTACGAACACGGGCAGGTCAATGCGTTTTGCGTGTACGGCGAAAATGTCATCGTTGGTACGACGGAACAGCTCTTCAAGTTCAATAATGCGGTCTGAGAAGTCCTTGATTTCGCTTTGTGGTTTCAGATTGTAGTTGTTGTTCATGTTGTTTTCCTCCTAGTTCTTTTTGTTGGTCTGAGCTTTTTGTGTAGCTCCTGCAAGACACTAGCAGCTTGCTAGTATCCTGCAAGTTTACACAAATTAGAACACACAAATTACGCCGTCATCTGTTTCAGTGTAGCCGTCAAAACTCAAATCATGCGCAAACGCTTCATAGTCAAAGTAGCGTTCTGCGATTTCTGGCAGGTTATAGCAATCATGTACCAGGTCATAGGCTACATCTTCTAATGTTTGGTTAGGATAATAGGTACTTCTTTCATTGTAGTTGTCAATAGCTGTTTCAAGCTCTTCACCGGTAACATCCATGTAAGCAAGCAGCCAGTCAACATCACGCACATCGTCAAGGCGTTCTGCCAGCTCATTAAGTGCCCACACGTTCTCATACTCGTGTACCTCGTAGCCTACTTCATTTTCGTAGTCAGTGATGAAATATTCTTCATACTGAGTTCCAGGAGCAACACCGATTTCAGCAAGTTCAGCTTCAAGGTCAGCACACGGCAGGTCAAGCCACTTGCCTACAAGTTCACCCTCGTTATACTTGCCTAAGTTTGTAATAAATACTCTAAATTCCATTATGTTTTCCTCCCTTTGTCATGTTTTGTCATGACGTTTGTTGATATGAGCTTTTTGTGTAGCTCCTGCAAGGTACTAGCTTTGTAGTACCCTGCAAGTTTACACAAACTTATAAACGTATCATTTCATTAAAGAAGTAAGTTCTGCCAAACTTTTTGAAGAACGCTTCACCAAACTTATTATAGCGAATTTTACACCAGGTCAACTTAGTGCGTTCTGTTCCGGTTTCCTCGTTGAATGTAGCAGCCACCAACACAGCATCTTCTACATAAGAGATGTCATACACAGCTATTGCCATATAAGCACTTAAAGCGTGGTACGCAAGCGGTTTTCTGTTTTCTTTGTAAGTTTTCATTTTGTTCCTCCCTTTTTGTCATGTTGTGTCATGACCTCTGTTGGTTATTATAATACACTAGCGTCATGACAATGTCAAGCACTTTTTTGAAAAAATTTTAAGTATTAATACTCAATCGCTTTTCTTCATATAATGGCAATTATAAAATAAATGAATTGCTTTTGTCATGACAATATGCTATACTATTTTTAGGAGGTGAAAAAGATGACTTTTACAGATGAAAACAATAAAAGAGTAGTAATTCAAATAAGATTAGACAAGGAACTAAAAGAAGAATTTCAAAGAGCGTGTAAAGAGCGTTCCATAAATTCAAGTGAACTTTTAAGAAAAATGATTGTACAATGGTTGATAAGAAAAAATATAGATTTTTAGCAGCCAAACAAAAAGCCTACATCATGTTAACATTATGTAACATCATGTAGGCTTTTTCTGTGCGTGTTTCTCAATGGTGGCAGGATGTAGCAGGATGATTCCAGATGTATTCCAGATGATTCCATATGTAGCCAAAAAGATAAACAGATAAAAATTACAGTTATATTTTCATAGGGACACATTTTGTCCCACTAAGTTCTCAGATAATTTAGCACCTGGTACTAATTTTCGTAAAAAAAAGCAATCGAGTATTAATACTCAATAAGATACAACCAGGTAACAGAATGTAAACAATCTGTGAACTTTTATTAGTACCAAACAGACAATCACAGTGACAATTACAGTGACACCAAACAGTCAATCACTAGGCAGCAAGCAGATTTCCCTATATAATGAAGATAACAACATAATATAACACCTGGTTTCCCTAGTGTTTCCGCTTGCCTTGGTTATATGTTTCACTGTGCTGACTCTGGCAGAAGGTTAGCTGATGCTGTCTGATGAGGACAAAATGACACACTAATGGGGGAAAAATGCGTTAAAATCTCATTTAAATACCCCTTCACAGAATTTTCTACAATTTTTCAATTTAGGAGGTTACACAATGTCAACAAAACGTAGAAGAACCAAAGGTGAAGGTTCAATAACCAAAATGACCAACAATAAGTACCGCGTAAGACTTGACTGTGGGTACATCAATGGTAAACGCAAGCAACTCTCTGGAACAGCAGATAGCCTTACAGAAGCACGTGTGTTACTGCGTGGCTTTATGAAGCTCCGTGAGGAAGCAGATGTAGCAGTAAGTATGAACATGACCTTTGAAGCACTCGCAAAGAACTTCTTAGAACACAGAAGAACTCGTACCAATGTGAAAGACACTACGCTTTTCCACTACAAGCATAATATTAACACAATGTTACCTTTCCTGGGTTCTAAGAGTCTTTCTAAGATTACCACAAAGGATGTAGATGCTTACATCACAGCACTCCGTAATGAGGGTAAGAAAGAACGTACCATAAAAGGATATGTGCGTAATATGGCTACAATCTTCAACTACGCCATAAAGGTACTTCGTATTATCGCAGTGAATCCCGTAGCAGGCTCTCTGTACATTGATAGTAGTAAGAGAAAGCTGGAAATGGATATTCTTTCTGAAAGTGAATTTACCCTTCTTAGGGATGTACTAAAGAAAGAATATGAAGATTACCTTACTACACATCCGAACCGGAAGCCAAATGCTACCTCTATGCTATATATAGCTTTCTTGTTAGCTTATGAGTTAGGTATGCGTGAAGGTGAAATTCTAGGCTTACGCTGGTCTAGGATTGACTTTCAGAAGCATACTGTGTATGTTGATAATCAGCGTGTACACACGGATGATGGCGACTTCGATGCACCACCTAAATCACGCTCATCCATTAGGTTACTTGTTGTATCAGAAGGTCTAATTAAAATTCTTGCAAAACACAAATCAACCTATCAGCTATCTGAAAAGGATGATTATGTATTCTCCAAGGATTTCAATGGGACTGTAATTTTTAGAGCACGTGCCTTACTCCGTACTTTCCAGAACTGGCTAGTTAAAGTTGGAATCACACGTCACTTCACGTTTCACATGCTCAGACACACAAACGCCACTAGGCTCATTGAGCTGACAGGTAATGACTATAAGACAGTCAGTGAACGCCTGGGTCATTCCAGTGTATCAATCACATTTGATGTGTATGCTCACACAATAAAAAAGCAGCACCAATTAGCAGCAAACCTTATGGATTGTACTAAATGAGCTGTCACTAAAATTGTCACTAAGCAGTCACAAAATGACGATATAAGAGGTGTAAAGGAAGGTAACGATGGTTAGGAAAAAATGCTGAAAACGGTGTAAAATCAAGGCTTAGAGGGCTTTAAAGGGTAAGCTTAGAAATTGCTGAAACAAACTTCAATTACGTCAGTCATTTTTGCTTCGCCCTCCTTGCTGTATTTCAAAAATTCCATGCGCTCGGCAAATTCATGGTAATGCAGATTCTTTGGCTCTGTGCAATATAAATCCTGCATCAGTTTACCAAGCGCTGTATCATCTCGACGTTGGCTGTTAACATAGATAATGTGCGAACCATCTTCAAAGCATTTCGCATTTTCATCGATTCTGCGCCTGATATTATACAGTGGCAGATTATCGTGCAAGACATCGTTTTCTGTGATAAAAATCACGTAGGTATCCGGCAGCTCTTCGTAAAGCTTACCAGGCTGCAGAAAGTGAGTATCAAGAATACTACTATAAAATCTGGCGCGTCTTGCAGGTGCGCCTTCATCGCTTCTCTGCACCTCTACGTTAAAATAACGTCCTTTGCTATCCTGCGCTAAAATATCCAGTTGCGAAGAATGTCCGTAGATGTTTTGAATAAAGCTCTGTATTCTGACATTCTTCACTTTAATTTTATCATCTCCCAGGATAATGCGCAAGAAAACCTGCGCTGCTTCTTTGTTGTCGTCAAGCATGAAATTCATAAACCTGTTGTTCATCATACATAGGCTACGGATGACATGCTTGATTTCACTGTCTTGACTTGATTCATTTGTCTGCATTACTTTAGCTCCCTTCTGAATCATGACCACCCGTCAAACGGGTGGTTTGACGACGGGCTATAAGCCCTTAATA